GTTTATCAAATTATTTAATATAAATATGCAACTTACTGATAGTCAAAAACAAAAAATCAAGGATATCTTAGAAAAAGACCCGGATATAACCTTGTCGAGACTGACAAGTTTGGCCTACGATAATCAAGATATTGATACTCGTAGTAAAGAGGGTAGGTTGGTAAAAAAATACTTATTAGATAACAATATTGAATATAAGGATAGGTCTGTTTTCCAAAGAGAGCGCGTGATGTTAACAGATGAACAAAAAGAATTTATATCTAATAATTATAAATCTGAACATTACTTAGATATGGCTAAAATTCTATTTAAAAATGATAAATTAACTCATTTAAATTTAGAGTCTCGAGAGGTTAATAATTACGTGGAGGAATTAAAAAATAAAGATGAAAATTTTCTAGAAATAAAAAATTATACTCCAGGTAAGACGCATGGAAACTCAACGGAATATTTTCCGCCTAGAAGATTGGACCAAACTGTTTATAGAATAAATCGTTATTTAAATTTAGGCTGGGAATATGATAAACTTAAATCAACTCAGGTGAAACAAGTAAATGCTTTACAAAGATATTTAAACACATTTAGTTTTTCATATCAGATTAATACTTATCGGCGAGATGATGATAGGAAATTATTTGAAGATGCTTTTATAAGATATACTTATGATAAAAGTGAGTTAACGCAAGAAGAACTCGACCAGTTTATTACTTTATGCACCGAAGTTGTTACTGCTTCTACAATTTTACAACAAGTCGAAGATTTGAGACTTTTATTGCGACAAGCTTCGGAAGAAGAGGAGGGCAGAAATATAAAAATGAGTTTGAATGAGGCTATCAGTAGCTTACAAACTGAATATAATCAATGTAGAAATCGCCAAGCTAAACTTTACAAGTCATTAGTTGATGATCGGGCTAAAAAAATTCAAGAAAGAAAAGAAGAAAATGCTAGTATTCTTAATTTAGTTCAAGCATGGAAAGACGAGGAAAAGAGAAAGGGTATTATACATTTAGCCGAAGCTCAAAAACAAAATTTAGAACAAGAAGCGAAACGTTTGTCTTCAATAGACGAGTTAAAGGCTGTCATACGTGGCGTGGACACAGACGAAATGACATATGGTTAATATTTTAAATTCGAATTGTAATGTTTGTCTCCGTGAGAATTCTTCCTTTGAAGAACTGTTTCTGCATGTAAAAAATGATCATAAGTTAACATCAAAAACCTATTGCGAAAAATATTTTAATAAAAAAGATCTTTTAACTCTGGACCCAATCCAATTTAAATCTTGGGAACAGTATCTAACATGTGATTTTATAGATAAACGAAATTATAAAAAATGGATAGATAATCTAAAAAATAAAGATGATTGTCGCTCTTACTTACGGGGAAAACTTGTTCAATATTGTAATTTAAAAAATACTAAAATAGCACCCTCTTTAAATGAAGCTGTTACTATAAAATGCTTTCTTCCTCTAGATTATATAGAGCAGTCATGCGGTTGCAACTTTAATGAATTCGTATCTGGATGCGGTCTTATTTCTAGATATACCTATTTATATAATAGAGAAATTAAAATAAAAAATATCACTGAATTAATAATTGATACTAGGGAACAATTGCCTTTCAAATTCGAAGGAATAAAGACTATAAACGAAAAATTAGAATATGGGGACTATGCAATATCTAAAAGTTCAAAAATAGCTATCGAAAGAAAAAATTCTAATGATTTTATATCTACATTAAGCGGGGGGTATGAGCGTTTTCTAAGAGAAATAAATCGCGCTAAATCAGACCATGCCTGCATTGTTGTAGTTGTAGAGGCCCCTTTGAATGATATAATATATAAGAAACAACGATTCGGTAAGTCCAGTGGGGAGTTCATCGCCCATAAGATGCGTCAAATTATGAGAACATGTGATAATGTTCAATTTTTATTTTGTAATAATAGGGACGACGCTCAAATTAAATCATTACAAATTTTAGGGATGAATGTTGAGCAGCTTAAAACTATTGATTTACAGCATTATTTTAAATATTATGGCGATAATAACGGGTAGACAGCATAAAAAAGATATTGTTGTTAATATTAATAAAGATCTCTTAAAATTAAAAGGAGACCTTACGGATTCCGATGCCAGGATTTCTTTAGCAAAATTTTTACGTCATAACTTAGGCTTTACAACAGAGCTTATTATGGGTTTAACGCTAGAATCTTACCAAGAACTTACTTTGCATTCATTTTTTCAAAGAAATTATTGCATGTTGATTTGGGGGCGTGGTTGTGCAAAAAGTTTTTGTGCGGCAATGTATTGTATATTAAAATGTATTTTTGAACCTGGCACTAAAATTCTGATAGCATCTATTAACTTTCGTACTAGTCGACGAGTTTTCAATGAAATAGAAAAATTTTTAAGCTCGCCAGACGCTGCTTTGGCAAGACAGTGCTTCGGACTTAAAAGTAAGAGAAATGATCAATTTGAATGGGAAGTAAACGGAGGCAGTATAACGGCGATTCCATTGACTGGAGAAAAGATTCGTGGTATTAGAGCTAACGTACTTATTCTTGACGAGTTTCTTCTTTTGCCAGCTGAAATAATAGATAATGTTTTGATCCCATTTTTGAGTTCCCCAAGAGATGTTGGGGAAAGAATTAGAATTAGGCGTTTGGAAGAGTCACTCATAAAAAATGGGTTATTGCATCCGGATAATCGTCAAATTTTTGAAAATACTTCTCAGATGCTCGCGTTAAGTTCTGCTAGTTATACTTTTGAGCATTTATTCTCTGTGCATCAAACATGGTCTAATTTAATTGAAAATCCCGATGCACAAGAAACAAAAGAAGGCGAATCACCCGGAACTTATTTTATTTCACAATTGAGTTACGAAGCTCTTCCTCAACATATGGTTGATCAAGCTGCTATACAAGTTGCAAAAAGCGGTGGAAGTTCTCATCATTCTTTTCTTCGCGAATATTGTGCTAGATTTATTGATGGTGGCGATAGCTATTTTTCCCCACAAAAAATGCATTTATGCACTATCCCAGACGGGGAAAGACCTACCACAAAAGTAATCGGAGATGTTGATAAAAAATACATATTAAGTATTGACCCGAATTTCTCGTCATCAAAATCTGCTGACTATTTTGCAATGAGCGTAATAGAGTTGGACGAAGACAAGAAACAGGGTATTCTTGTTCATGGGTATCAAGCAGCGGGGTCTTCTTTGCAAGATCATATTAAGTATTTTTATTATTTATATAAAAGTTTTAATATTGCTTTAGTTGTTATCGACCATGCTGGCGCAGATACTTTTCTTGATTCCGTTAATAACTCTGAACATTTCAAAAACATGAATAAAAAAATCGGGGTTATTGAGTTTGATTCAGACAAAGAAAACGACGACTACTCTAAGATGGTGAAAGAATGTGCTCGTCAGTATAATAAAGATTTCGGTACTATCTGTATTAAACAATATTTTACTTCGGCATTCTTGGTTAGGGCTAATTCTTATTTACAAACATGCATAGATCATAAAAAAATATGGTTCGCATCTAGAGCGAGTAATCATCCAGATATATTAGAGAATATATTTTCTATGAATTTACCCATGAATGATATTTATCCAAGGGGTATCGGTGATAAAGCTGATAATGAGTATGAAACGAAGAAATTAACGGTAAGAGAGTTTATAGAGGAACAAGATTTTATCATGAAAGATACGAAAGATCAATGCGCAAACGTTGAGGTTACCACTACATCAAGGGGTACGCAGAGTTTCGATCTTCCATCTCATTTAAGAAAATCTACTAGTGTAAATAGAGCTAGAAAAGATAATTATACAACCTTAATGCTTGGGAACTGGGGCGCCAAAATATATTTTGATCTTATGGCCCCCGAAAATTTCGTAAAGAAAAATACAGCTTTTTACGCCGAGTTACTATAAAAATTAAATAAATTAGTGTAATGTAAATTTAAAATTATTATATATATGCCAAGTCGACCTAAAAATGTTATATTCCCAGAGCCACAAATGATTGAGTCGTCCATAAAATTAAATAATTCTGTGGAGATAAAATCTTCTAGATCAGAATCCTCCGATGGTTCTCCAATGAGAAGAAATAGGGCGAGTACTATTTCTAGAACTGATAAATACAATAATATTGAGGGCGGCATTATTCCATTTACATATGGCGGCGGTAGTAAAAAATATGGATCAAATATAAGCGTTAGGGATGCTATCATTTTATGTCAAAAAGCTTATTATAATTTCTCTATTTTCAGAAATACTATTGATTTAATGACTGAGTTCAGCTGCTCTCCTATTTATTTTACAGGTGGAAACGAACAGTCAAATAAATTTTTCAAAGCTTGGTCTGATAGAATAAATTTGTGGAAATTGCAGGATATGTTTTTTAGAGAGTTTTTCCGCAGTGGAAACGTCTTCTTGTATAAACTTAATGCTGAGTTTACAAAACAAGATATGCGTGTATTAACGGATTTAATAACAACCGAAGCTAAAACCGGAGAAGTTCCAATTAGGTATATTATATTAAATCCAGCTGATATTGAGGCGATAGGATCGACTTCTTTAATTACGCCAAAATACATAAAAATTTTAAATGATTTCGAAATGCAGGTATTGATGAACCCTACTACTGAGCATGATGTAGAACTCTCAAAAAAAATTAAGAAATCAGATGGTCTCTTGAATAAGAGTGGCTATACTCAGCCTAATCAGTATATGATATTTGAATTAGAACAAGATAGGTTTGTGCCGGTTTTTTATAAAAAACAAGACTATGAACCGTTTAGCGTTCCGATGGGTTTTCCGGTTTTAGAGGATATAAATTGGAAAGCAGAATTAAAAAATATGGATATGGCTATTTGTAGAACTATCCAGCAAGCCGTACTTCTCGTTACAATGGGCAACGATGAGGTCGGGATGCCGACAAAAGACCAAATACAAAATTTAAGAAAAATTTTTGAAAATGAAAGTGTCGGAAGAATTTTAGTAACAGATTATACTACGGATATTCAATTTAAAATTCCAGCTATTGGGGATATTCTTGACCCCAAAAAA